CGCCCAAGCGGGGGGGCATTTGGAGTGACACTCGAAAGCAGGGCGCTACCCTTCGGCCACCGTGGGATGAGCCTTTGGCAGCTGACAAGCGAGCGCGGGCAGCCGCCTTGCGGCTGCGCGGCAAGGGTCTGCACCGAGGACGTCAAAGCAGACCTTCATCCAGCGGGACAGTCGAGGCCCTTAGAGCACGTCACCTGGGGCGCAGGACGATTTCCGTCGCGGTAGCCGCGCAGAACGATAAGAACTCTGCGACACTATCCGCTTCAAACGTTTCCAGCGGCCATTAACGCACTTTGCCGGAACTGTTGGCGTTGTTCGCCGGTTCATCCTGGAAACCACAGGAGCTATCATGAATGATGCGTTGATCTGGGTAGGGATCGCTTTTTGCATTTCGCAATCGGCCTTGTTCTCGGGGTCGAACATTGCCGTTTTCAGCCTGAGCCGCCTCCGGCTCGAGGCCGCTGCCGCTGCTGGCGACAAGAGCGCCTCAACTGCACTCGAGCTCCGGCGCGATGCAAACTTCACGCTTGTCACCATCCTCATCGGCAATGTCGCCATCAACGTTGCTCTGACCATGCTGGCGGATTCCGTGCTGGCAGGCGTGCTGGCCTTTCTCTTCTCGACCGTCGTCATCACCGCGTTGGGCGAGATCGGGCCTCAGGCCTATTTTTCTCGCAACGCATTGCGGGCGGTGGCGCTCTTCGCACCGGTCCTGAAGGCCTACCGGATCCTGTTGTGGCCACTTGCGAAGCCCACAGCCCTCCTCCTGGACGCGTGGGTGGGCACCGAAGCAATCGCATGGTTCCGCGAGCAAGAACTGCACAACATCCTGCGACTTCATGCTGCGAATGCCGGCAGCGAGGTGGGGCGCGTTGAGGCAATCGGGGCGACCAACTTTCTCGCAATCGACGATCTCGTGCTGCAAGATCAGGGCAAGCCACTCGATCCTGACAGCATCGTGCGACTGTCCTTCGAGGGGGCTCATCCTGTCTTTCCCAAGATCGAACACGCCCCGGATGATCCTTTTGTCCGCAAGCTGGCCGCGTCGCGCAAGAAGTGGATCGTCCTGTCCGACGACGATGGGCAGGCGCGCTTGTTGCTGAACGCGAATGCCTTCCTGAGGGACTTTCTGGTCCTTCGAAAAGAAGTCGCGCTAATCGATTACTGCCATCGTCCGGCGGTGGCCACCAAGCCGACCGATACCCTCGGCAAGGCGATCGGCATTCTTGCCATGCTGCGCGATCAAGACGCCGGGCACGACGAAGCGGTCATCCTTTTGTGGTCGACGGAGGCAAAACGATTGATCACCGGAGCCGACGTACTCAGATGCCTGCTCAGCGGAATGAGCGAACGCGGGGGGATGTCGCGATGACGGCTGAAACCTAGCCCCTGAGTGGGATGCATCCGACCTCTTCGCTGTGGGTGCGGGCTTTCTGCGGTGTCTCCGACAGGGCGACGATCGCCCAGACTCTTGGGTTCAGGATCTCTTCTGTTTCATCAACAACGGGGGCATATCCCGTGCGTAATCGGCGGGAAGCGTCATGGCGTGAGCAACCCGCGCGGAGGGCGCGGTTCCGGATCGTCCGCGGAACCATGCCGGGTCAATGGCGTTAAGGCAGCGGAGATGAAAGGAACGCCACATGAACGACGATCGCAAGAAAGGCCAAGCCAAAGACGTTAAGGGCTCCGCAAAGGAGACTTGGGGCAATGTTACCGGCGACAAGGATATCGAGCGGAGCGGACAGGCCGATCAGGCCAAAGGAAAAGCCCAGAAGAGGTTTGGCGAGGCCAAGGAAGCACTTCGTGGAAAGGACTGAACAATGATCAAATTCATAGGCGGCGTCACCGGCATCATATTTCTCATCGGACTTCTTGTGGTGATCGGTATTCTCGCCGTTATTTTTTGAAAACGACTTCGGCACAGGTTGTGGGAGGCAGCGGAGCGTCCTCTCTTGGCGCAGGTCATAAGCAGATGTGCGGTGCGGACAGGCCAAGACCGGTCGGCGTGGGCCGCACACGTCGTTCGCATCACAGCGGATGACCGGTCGCACCGGCCTTATCAGTTTGGTGTTGTGTCCAGCGTTGCATTCCTAAGCGTCCCCGCCGGGTTATTCCGGCACCTTGACGACGGGGATCGTCGTTTCGCTGGAGGCAGGCCCATGGGTGATCTCGACCCGGTCGGCATCTGCGCGCGCAAAGGTCAGGAAATGCACCTTCGTGCCGATTGGCACCGGTTCGCCGAGGTTTGACGAAATCGTCAGCCGATGGTCCAGTCCGTCTGCAATGACGGCGTTGATAGACCGGAACCGCAGCGCGCCAGGCATTTCCAGCATGATGCGTCGTCCGGTATAGCTATCGATGTCTGTAACCGGCGCGACGCGCATGAGCACCGACCCCGATGTCATGCCGGCGCGCAGTTGCAGTTCACGGCCCCAGCTCGGGAGCCAGAAGCTGGCCTGCCGCCCGCGCAGCGACCAGAGCCAGCGGCGCATCGCGTGGCGCGCGGTTGGACCTTGGGCCTTGAGCGTGATGCTTTCGCCGCGATCGAACACATCGCGCATCGGTTCCACCACCACCGGCCCGAAGCCGTTGTCGACATATTCGACCGCGCGGCGCAGGCTGGCGGTGAGCGGGCGGCGGGTGAGGCTCGGGTTTGTCTGGACCGGGCGGCCGAGATAGGTTGGCAGCACTGGTGCTGCGAGATCGGGCGCGTCGCGCAGCAGGAAACTGGCGGTCATGGTGCCGTCGCCCTGCCTTCGCCGTGCAATCTCGACCGCCGAGGTCAGCACGCCCACGCGGACCGGCGCGACTGTGATCCGCCGTGCGGCCACGGACGTGGTGGGCAGCTGCAGGGCCAGTGGCTCTGCCAGGATCAGTCGGTCCGCCTGAACGGCACTGATTTCCACCACCGCTGCCTCCCTACCATCCACAGCAATAGCCGCAAATCCTGGCCCCCGGAAATCCGACAGCGTCGCATCAAGCAGTATCTCCGTCGCGCCCTGCGTCAGATCGGTGTCCGGCTGCAGCGCCACGTGCCAGAGCGGGACCAGCCATTCCCCGGTGAACCCCGCCCGCACCAGTTCCGCGGCCCGCGCCATGCCCGGTGCATCCAGCCGGTGGCGAAACGTGACAATCTCGCGCGGGCGGGGCCGGAGCGCGATGCGCTGTTCGCCGGCGCGCGATTGCAGCACGTCCGTGCGCCATTCCAGCACCTCGGTGATTTCCTGCGCTGCCGGGAAGAACCAGAGCGGCGGCGTGTCTTCCACGTCAGGCATTCATGGCACTCCGGTTGCGGCGGATGACGTTCAGGATTGCGCGCTCGCCCGAGGGCGTGGCGAGATAGTCGCCGACGACCGAGGGGTCGAGGACGTTGATAATGCGCGTCGACATGTCGGCCGCCGATGACGGGCTGTCCGCACCGTTCATCTCCACCCCCAGCCGCCCGTCGCGGCCGCGGCGCAGCGGCAAGATTGCCTCTGGCCCGGCCTCGCCCATCAGCCCGATGCCGCGCGAGAACGGAAAGACCGTGGGGCGGTTGACGACGCCGCCGCGTGCGAAGGCGGTCAGTTCCTGGCCACCGGCAAAGATCCCGCCGCGTGCAAAGCCGAAGAGGCTTGCGAGGAACCCACCGCCGCCGCCGCCACTCCCGCCGCCAGAGAAGGCATTGATCAGCGCATTCTCGATCGGCTTGAAGGCCAGATCGATTAGCCGACTCGCAAGGTTCTGCGCGATCTGTGAGACAGCGCCTGCAAAAGTCTCCCAGGTGAATTCGCCGAATTTGAGCGCGTCCTTGATCGGACCTGTGATGTCTTGCGCCAGCCCTTCGGCGATCTCGCGCGAGCGGTCCTGCGCCGAGCGCACCGCCTCTGCCGTGGATTGCCATGCCGTTTTGGCAGTATCTGCGGCCTCGCGCAGCGCACTGCCGGCGGCACGCCCCGCCCCACCCGCACGCCCCGCCGCCTCGCCGGTCGCATCGATTGCATCCTCAAGCCCCTCGGCAGCGGCGCGCGCGCTGGTCAGCCCGGCTTCGGCCTCTGCCCCGCTTGCCGTGACGGCCTCGCGCAGGGCGGCGATGGAGTCGAGCGGCGCGGTTGCGGCCCCGACCACACCCGCCATGGTCGCGCGCAGGGCCTCGGCCTCGGCGCGCGCCTCAGTAGCGTATTGGCCAAGCCCAAGGTCCGGCAATGCAATCGGCTCGGACGTGAACGCCGCCTGGAATGCCGCGCGGGCCTCTGCACCTGCCTCGGTCGCGGAGCCTGCGAACGGGTTGTCGACCCGGCCGAGTTCAAGATTGCCGATCAGCGAGATGCGGCGCTCCACGCCCAGCGTCTCGAGCCCGGCGTTGATCCCTTCCAGAAACCCGTTGATGCGCTGGCCGACGCCGTTCAGCATCGCCTCGACGCCCGCGATCAGCGCATTCGCGGCCTGGAAGGCAAAGTCCCCGATCGTGCCGGGCAGCGCGCCCCAGAGCACCCTGATCGCGTCGAACGCCCCCTGAAAGGTGTTCAGCACGGCATTGCCAAAGGCAATCACGGCGGCAAGTGACGCCTGCAGCGCCTCGGCAATGGCGGCCTTGATTCCGGCCCAGCTGGCCATGATCGAAAGGCCCATGGCAACAGCGCCAAGCTGCATGCGCGCCCAGACCTCGCTGGCAAGATCACCGAGAAGAGTGAGCGCGGCGCCAAACCCGCCCGCTCCGCGCACAAGACGCGCGAACCAGTGGATCAGCTCGCCCGCCGCCACGATCAGTCCGATGAACGGCAGGCGCAACAGCGCCCCGCGCAGGATGACCAGCGCCATGGCAAGGCTCTGCACCGATACGGCCGCCGCGATCTTGGCCGCCACGAACCGCCCGGCCAGCAGCGCGGCGATGCCGGTCGCATAGGCCGTGAGCCGCCCGAGATTGTCGAAAAGCGCCCCGATGGCGATGCCGAGCGGGCCGGTGGTGCGCGCCAGAGCCGCCATGGCATTGGCCACGATTTCCAGTGCCGGGGCCGCGGCAACCGCGAGCTGGTTCGAGAGCCCGCGCCAGATCAGGCCAAGCCGCGAGATCGCATCGTTGGTGCGCTCGATCTGTGCCGCGTCCTGATCCGACACCACGACCCCGAAATCCCGCACATCCTGCGTCGCCTGGCGCAGCGTCGCCGTGTCGATCCGCGTGAACATCAGCGCGGCCCGGTCCCCGAAGAGTTGCGACGCCACCGCCGCACGCTCGGCATCGGGCACGAACGCGGCCAGCCGGTCCTGAATGAGCGCAATGCGCTGATCGAGCGGGAGCGCCTGCAGCTCGGCGGCGGACAAGCGCAGCCGGTCGAGCGCGTCGACCGCAGGGCCGGTCCCGGCAGCGGCCTGGCTCAGACGTCGGGTCAGCTGCATGGTCGCCTGCTCGATCTGCCCCATCGACACGCCAGCGAGATCGCCCGCGCGCTCGAGCACCTGAATGCTCTCGACCGTCGTGTCGAGCGAAGCCGCGAGCTTGGCCTGCGCATCGACGGTCTGGAGCCCCGAGCGGATCATCGCCGTGGCCGCCGCCGCAATCGCGGCCGCCGCCGCCGCCATCGCCACCCGCGCGCGCCGCGCAAAGGCCGCAAGGCGCGCGTTCGCCATTTCCATCTCGCGCGACAAACGGCCAAAGCCGCGCGCACCGGCCTCGCCGACCCCCTCCAGCTCAGCCTTCACCTGACGCCCGCCGGTCGCAGACAGGCGGACGCTGACGCGTTTCTCGGTCATGAGGGTCCTCCCACCCGCGTTTCCATCTGGTCGTTGAGCTTGCGCACCATCACCGCCTCAAGAACGGGCAGGAGTTCGGCGGCAGCGCGGCGGTCCACGCCCAGCGCGTCGGCCATGGCCAGCGCCGCGCCCATGTCCCAGCCGAGCACGACGCCAGGGACGGCACGGATCTGGCCGCCGAGCCGCCCTGCCAGATCCCAGACCTGCCAGCCCTCATGCGTGCGCGGCGCGTTCAGGACTTGCGGGCAGTCTTCGCAGCTTTGCGCACAGGCTGCGCAGTACCCTTCGCCCCCGCCGTAGACCCAATCGGCGAGGGCGCGGAGACGTTTTTTTCCGCGTCCAGCTCCAGACCCTTCGCGACGTACCCCATCTGGAAGCGCTCGAAGATCGGCCAGATATCGAGGAGGGCTGCGATGCCTTCGGGGCTGACCGACACCGGCTCGCCATCAACGTCACCGACCCCTTCCCAATCGAGGATGGCACGTTCGGCCAGCGCCTTGCCGAAGATCACGGCGATCTCGTCGTCGCCGGTGCCCTCGGGCAGAGTGCGCACAGCCGGATCGCTGCGCGCCGCGACCATCAGCGCGGTTGTGAGCGGTGCAACCCGGACGCGCACGCCAAGGCAAAGGGCAAGCCAATAGGGCTCACGGGCGAGGTTCAGGCGCAGCATTTCTGAAAACCTTTCTGAAAGGAAAGAGGTCTAGAACGAGGCCATCTGTGGCGCTCGGGGTGATCGATGGCTGATGGGTATGGGAAGCATGCTTACGGCGCAGGCCCGGTCGATACCTGGTCTGCGCCGTCAAGCGGCCGCAATGCGCCGAGCCGGTTTGACCGCATGCTCTTTTTTTGGGCGGTGCTTGGCTATGCCATTTGGGGCGTGACGGTTGCTGTGCTCTTATCCGTTTGTCCCGACTACGCGGTGCGCTCAGAATGTCTCAAGATTGTTGATCAGAGTGACCGTGCACATCCGCCCCAGCGTGCTGTCGCGGGCGGCCTGCCAGTCGAAGGTGGCCTGCACGCCTTGGGGCCCGGCGATCTCGATGCGCGGGCGCGGCAGATAGACGGCATGGGCGGTCAGCACCAGGCTTTCGCCCGTTGGCAGCGCGTAGCCGAAACTCAGCGCGCAGGGATCGCCGTTGATCGCCTGATCGACCAGCACCTGATCGGCGAAGCGCACCTCGATCCGGCCCGTCAGCGCCGCGATTGACGGGTCCGCGCCGTCGATCCGCCCGTCCGACCGGATGGTTTCCACCCGGTCGAGGGCATTAGCATAGGTGATTTCGGCCGAGACGATGTTGCCAAGCGCCGTGCCGTTGCGCGTGATCGCCCCGTTGAAATGCCCGAACCGCTGCAGGCCAAGCTCGGCCAGCGTGCCCGCAGCAGATGCGGCTGCGATGCTTTCACCCTGCGCAACGAGGCTCGCGGTCGCGGTCAGCAGCCCCGAGCGCTGCATCTGCCACGAGAGCGTGTCGAGCATGCAGCCCGAATACATCGCAAACCGCGGGATCTCTGGCATGCCGGTCTCGATCGACAGCGACGGCAACGACCAGCCGCCAGAGCGGAACTCGTGGCTCCAAGGCGCTGCCGTGGCCGTGGTAATCGGCTGGCCAAACGCCGCCTTCAGCCAGAAGCCGAACGCCTGCGCATCGATCGGCAAAACGACATTGCCGTCCGCCGTCACCGCGTCCTTGATCGGCGGCAGCGGATCGCGGCCATAGCCCAGCAACTCCGAGTTCAGCAGCGGTTGCTCGGACCCCAGCGTCGCGCTGGCAAACGGCATCCGCACAAAGCCGCTGGCGGGCGGCGTGCCATAGGTCGTCTCGAACGCAAGCGCCATCTGCGCCCGCGCCCCTTGGGCTCGTGCCATCGTGTTCTCCTATTGTTTGTGGGGATCAGCCGAGCGGATCGGCCGTGGAATAATGCAGGATCACCGGGACCACTGCCGCCTTCAGGCTGGCAGCACCCTCGACCGGCAGATCGACCGGACGCGGGGCTTCGGCCTCAATCCAGTCGCAGAGGCCCCCGAGCGTGCGGTCGGCAGAGATTGCCGCGCCGATGCTGGCGGTCAGCGTGTCAAAGGCGACGTCGCGGGCGGTGCCTTGCACGATAGCCTCGATCTCGGCCCGGTGTTGGTAATGGTAGCGCAAGGGCGACAGGGTCACTTCCGGTTCCCCCGGCTCGCCGTCGCGCAGGATCAGCAGGCCATCTGCCAGTATGCGCTCGGGCAGAACCCCACCACGCAAGGCGGTGGCAGGCAGCGTTGAGAGCCGCGCGTGCAGCGCGGCGAGGATGGTTTCGCGGGAGGTGGGCATACTTGCTCAATCTATTGTTCGTCAGCGCAGCAGCAGCTTCGAGACCTGATCAGGGCGAAAGCTCGAATGCAGCATTCGACACGAGGGGACGGATTGCGGACAGTCGATACATCAAGCACCACGGTCTGCTCTTCGGACAAAGTGCCCATTCGCAGCGGCTGCGCCAATGTCTGCTATCGATCAAAATTTCAAAATGGCATCCGCCGCACGGCGTCCGGACATCAATGCACCATGCGTCGTACCCAGGTGATCAAACTCAGGGCACCTCTATAAATTGCCCCACCCCCT